CAGTTCAGTCAGTTCGTTCTTGGCTGCGCGTTGCTCAGGGGTCAACTGATCTTCTGGTGTCTTTAGGATGCGCTCAGTGGCAGCGTGCACCGATTCATGCAACAGCGTTTCTTCGTTCAAACCGGTCTTGCTGTCCAGCCAAATATCCATGCCATCGGTAGACGCGGCACCAAAGGCGGCTTCGCCAGTGTCCGTTTTAAGGTCATCAACCAGCGTGACTTTGGTGTCCACCAACAGCTTCTTCAAGCGTTGAGCAACAGCACGGTTCAACGGGCTTTTTGATGTGCGGGATACGTCGTCAAGCGCAGTTACAACTTTGCCGCGTTTGAGTTCGGCTATAGCCGACGCTGACAACGGCACCGCGTTTGCTTCTGTCAACACTTGGTAATTCAGACCGGACGGGTAGTATCTTTCTTTCTCGTCAATGAACGACTGCTCAAAAACATTCAAGACCTTGCCAGCCTTTTGCTTTTCCCGCAGCATTTGCAACTTGTCTTGGTCTTGCTTAGACAAGCCCTCTTGCCCAATACCTTTGCTGCTGTAAACCGTCTTCTCAGGCTTGATACGTTTTTGTACTTCTGAGCGTGTCAGTTTCTCACCGCTGGTGGTCGGGGCGTTGGCACGCTTGGCAGCCTCAGCCGATTGTTCTCTTTGAAGGGCGGCAGCAACAGCTTTCTTTTGCGCTCTGCTTGGCTTGACCTCGGCCTTTGGCGGCTTTTCTTCAGGCAGTCGAATCTTGCCGCTGTTGATCTTGTCTTCAAGCACTTCGGCTTTGTTGTAAAACTCGGACAGCTCTTGGATGTCCTTGGCCATACCTTTCCATGTCAACGGCTCAGTAGCGAGCTTGGCCGCAGCATCGTCATACGCATTTTCAGCAGCTTCCAACTTGGGCAAAATCTCTGCACGCTGATCCGCAGACTGTGCAGCTTTGTATTGTTTGTCTAGCTTGTCACGTGTTTCCAGCAAGTCTTTGAGTTCTTGCATCCGCGCTGCGTTGGACGTTGCTTGCGCTTGGCTTAAGCGTTTCTCAATGGTTGTGATGCTGCTGCGGTAACCGCCCAAAACTTTAAGCGGATTCTTGGTGATGTCAAATTGTTCTTCTTCGGACAGAACTGGCTCACCCATTTCTCTGGCTGCACGCTGTGCTTCGGAGATGGCTGGAATTTCAATACCGCGCACGGACTCGCCGTACATAGACTCAAGGCGCTTTTGATTTTCTTTACTGAGATCAATGCGCTCTTGCACAGATTTGGCTGCGGCAATTGCCTCTGCTGTGCGTCTAGCACGGGCAGCTTCTTCTGTTTGCTTTGCAACAACCTTACCTGCTTCGCTTTCGATAACACCAGCAGCACGTTGAGCGTCCAGTAAATTTTGTTTTGCAGTATCGAGGGATTCTTTTGATACGCGTTGGGGGTTTAGCCTAGCCAAAGTAATCTTGGCGGCTTCAACTTTCATCTGGGCTTCTAGCGTATTGAGCACGCCGTTAAGCTCTAAAGACATTAAGTTAAGTTCGTGTAACCTGTTATCTATGGTGTTGACTTCTTGTATGAACTCTTGGTCAACAAGGTCACGACCCTCTTCAACAAGCTGTCTGCGCATTATTTGCAGTTCGTCCAAACGACCTTGCACTTCCATGCGATCAACCACACGGTCAGTCAATACGGCACGAATCTGGTTTACGTCTCTGCGCAGTTTGCCCACATCACGGTTTAACTGGATAGTGCGTGCAGCATCTGAATAGTCAAGACGGATTTTCTCCATCTCTTTGGCTTTGGCTTCCAGTTCTGCAATCTTGGCTCTGAGTTCAGGCAACTTCTTAGCACGGTCAAGAATCTCTTGGTCAGCACGCAAGGCTTTACGCAACTTATTGACAAACGGGCTGCGCATGAAACGCTCAAACGCTGCACGGTCAGGCTTGATGTAACCCAGTTTCTTCTCTTCGTCTGGGAACAGTCCCAGTTGACCGGCTTGCGCTTCAGAAGCGCCGCGCTCTCTTGCTTCTAGCAACGGCGTAATCTCTTCTTCCAAAGACAAGGGCTGAGCTTTTGCACTTGGGCCACGCAGTGTTTCTTTGGTGATGTCGGATACGCGCTTGCCAACTGCGGTTTCTCCAACAGGGAATCCTTGCAGCGTTGTTGGTTTCGGTGCGCCTGCTCTGGCACGGCCTTCTTCACCGCGTTCAATCTTGGCCAACTGCTTGTCAAGCAGGGACAGCACACCTTGGTTATCTGTGCGTGGCAGTACGTTTTCAGCACGGCGCAAGAACGCATACGTGTCGTCAGTCAGTCCGGGCTGTGCAAGGGCGCTGGCAATACGCTGGGCAATGTCTTCTGAGGTAGCAGGTCGAACTGGCTCGCCTTGGCGTGCAAATAAACGGAATCCCTCACTTGGGGCTTTTTGAACTTTTGGCGGGGTAGTATCGACTTCAGGGGCGGTATAGATTAACTCGCCTTGATCTCCGGGCTTAGCGCCACGCAGTGTTTGCTGCATCTGTCCCATTGCGGCGGAGCCTTCCGGCCCTGCCTCGCCACCCTGAGTAGGGATCTCGATACCCATCTCTGGGCCTTCACCTTTGCGGCCTGCAATCCGCTGTATACCTTGGATTTCTGGGCGGATCTTTTGCTGGTACTCTTCTTCCAACGCCTTACGACGTGCTTCTTGGGCGGCAGTTAGCCGTGCAGCAAACTCAGGCTGTGTCTCAGATACCTGTTCTTTGGTGGCTCTGCCAAGATCAAGACGTAGTTGGGACGGCGCGGCTGTCTTTGCCTTCTCTTGCAACGCTTCAATCTCTGCAATGATTTTGTCAGCTTTTACAGGGTCATAGCCTTCACCGCCCAAGCTTTTGAGTTGCGCTTGCTTTTTCTCAATCTTGCCTGTGATGCCATCAAGCGACTCTGCCTTTTCATCAGGGCCTAGTTCTTTAAGCTGGTCATTGATGTAGCTTTGCTCAGTGGCAAGCATCTCTCTGCGTGGGCGCAGTTGTTTAATCAGGTCAATGTTGCCTTGTGCAGCCGCTTCAGACTCTTGGCGTTGATGGACATCCATCAACTGCGCCAACTCTTGCTGCTTTTGCATGAACTCAGAACGCTTGGCGGCTAAGTCCTCTGTTGGCTTTGGCGCTACGTTCTCAGTCTCCATCGGCTCAAGGCCGGGGATTTGCTGTTGAACGTCTTTGACGTTGTTCATAGCCTGCAACTCAAGCGCAATAGCTTTTTGCTTGTCGTCTTCGGCTTTCTGTCTGTCAATATCTTCTTGCTGCTTCTTCAACTGAGCGCGTATACCAGCCGTTTGCTGATAGTCAGCCATAGTCTGTTTGTATTCGTCAGACTTTTTAAAGTTTTTAAGCGCAGTTTGCGCCGCATTTCGCGCTTCTATTCCAGCCAGATCGGTAGGGTCAACTTTGCTTTTGGCCTGTTCACGCAAAGTAGCAAACTGTTGTTGCAAGTCGTTGTACTTGGCTTCAGCTTCCAACGCAAACTCAGGTGACTCACGAAGTACTTTTTCTGCGGCAGCTTGTTCAGCAGTAGCGGCTTCCTGTGCGGCGCGGTCTTTCTCTTCCAAGTCCATAGCCTCCATACGCTTCTTGCGTATGTCCAAGGCTTGCTCTTGTTCAACTTGTTGGCGTGCGCCGCCAACTTCAGACATCCGACCCACAGCACCCAAGGGGCCAAGCAGTCCAGCTTGATATGCAATTTCGCCGTATTCTTTCAACGCATCTGGGCTACTAAGGGATAACCCTGCTTGCGCCCGTTGAATCATCTGTTGCGTAATTTCAGTAGGAATTTCAAGTACCGCACCAGTGGCAGTACCTTTGGTAATTGTGGCCAGCAGTCTTTCATTTGCCAGTTTTGTAGCTTGTGCGGATGTACGACCAAGAAGTGCCTCAACAGGCAAGCCCGTCAGTTTGCTGACCAGTCTGCCGCCCAAAGGAATAAAATTACTTACCGCATCAAGCGCGGCTTGAGGGACAGCAGCTAAGGCGGCTTTGCCTACGTTAACGGGTTGCCCCGCAGCAGCTTGTGCTTCTACGTCCCCGCCAATCTGTTGAAGATATGATGGTGCAATAAAACCGGCAGTGCCACCAACGACTGAACCCACAGGCCCAAATGGTGAGCCTGCCAAAGCGCCAAGACGAGCGCCACCAACAGAAGTGGCTAAGTTGGGTAACTGTTCTGAAATTGCGTAGGGTATTTGACTTAGGACTTCGCCAGCGGCAGACAACAAACCCTTATCTGCATAGGCTTGCTTGACCTTTTCCATACTGGTTTGCTCAGCATAGCGTTTGCCAATGTCTTCGCCGCGTGCTAAACCGGCCCTAGCTGCCTCATCTCCAGAGCCAAGCAGTGAGCCAAGACCCGAGCGTAGCTGGGAGAAAGTAGACTCAGCGCCTTTTTCAAGACCGGCAATGAGTCCTTCTTTGGGTTTCTTTTCTGGGGTGGCAGTAAGTTCGCCAACCTGCGCCTCCATCATCGCCTGAGCTTGCTCTGGCGTTGTTCCTTCGGGGACTTCAAATCTTGCGATCCGACCGTCCGGCAATTGGAAGCGTGCTATTGGCATTTTTATGCTGGGTTTTCAAACCCGATGAATTTTGCTCCGCCCGTTGGGGCACCCGCCGCCATTATAGGTTTTATTCCAAGTTGGCGGTAGATTTCTTGCCTTACACGCAACTCTTCTGCCAACGGCGCAGACTTATCGCTCATTGTTGCAAACTTTCCAACACCAGTATTCCATTTTTCCATGTGTTGTTGCACAAGTTTTTCTGCTTCCAACTGCATGTTTTTCTCTTTGGCCCCACGCTCGATTGCTGCTGTCTCTGCGCGTGCTTGTCCAGCAACTGCTTTGCGGTATTCAGCCTCAGACATTTTGGACTCGCGTTCGGACTTAGCCTTTTCTTCGGCCTGTTGCATAGCCAGCGTACCCAATCCCGCTTCGCCAATATTGGTAAGCATGTTGGGGGACTTCCCTGACATAAGTTGCAGACCCATTTGCAGCATAAGCTTGTTCCAGTCAGTGCCACCAGTTAGAGGGTCTTTGGGCGCAGCAGCAATAGCTTCTGGCGTAATTTCTGGTTTGGCTACTTGAACACCTTCAACTTTGTTCTGTTGACCAAGTTCAAACTGCCGGAAGGCTTGGTTCAGGTCGGGCATACCGCCTTTGGGCGTTTCAGGTACTGGCTCAGGCGCAACCTCGGGCTTTCTAGGTCTGTCGGGTGCGCTCACTACGGTCTTGGCTATGTTGGCCATCTGTTCGCCATAAGGCATTGGGGGTTTTTCGGGTGGGCGGTTAGGTGCGTTCATGATTGCCGCCGCAATACCGGTATCACTGCCAATATCCGTAGACAACTGGTCAAGCTGTTCAGGCGTAGCGTTAGACAACGCATTTGCCGCGCCAGTAGAAAGCGCCGCACCAGTAGCACCGACTGCGGCTGGAAGCACCGCGCCGGGAGCAGCAATACCTAAACGCGTTGATGGGCGAAGCACTTCATTCAAAGGCCCCATGTTCATGCCAGCGCCAGCGGCTCCTGCACCGCCAAACAAAGTAGCCAACCCAGTAGTAATTGCCGAGGCCTTGTCTTTATCCAAATCTGGCTGGGCAGCTTCCGGCCCCGTAGCTGCCATAGCTTGTGCGCCGGGAGTGAGTGCTGGCAAACCTTGTTTGTTTCGGTCTTGCTCAAAGTCTTTTTGCAAAGAAGAAATGCGGTTAGTCCAACCGCCCAAATTCGATTTGTGTATTTTGCGGCGAGCCGCTTGTTCGGGCGTGTCCGTATCTTTAGGAGTTGCTAAATCTATATACCGTTCTTGGCGTAACTTTAAAAGTTCATATGGGCTGTCGCCAGCTTGAGCAATCATTTGCTTGGCTGTGCCGGGGCCTTGGTTAACAGACGCATCAAAAGCAATAATTGCTAATTGGGGATTCTTTGCGGCTAAAGCATCTCCGCCAATCGTATTCCAATAGCGTTTACGGTAAATTTCTCTGGCCTGATCTTCGGTTAAATTCTTAATGTCTACGTCAGGGTTGGCCGTTTGGTTAATACCGTACTTGGTTGGCCCTCTACCCGCATCATCTTTAAGATACTTAGAACCGCCTTCAAGTTTCAATACTTTCTTAAAAGCGCGTTCAAAAACGTCATCCCCGGGCGTACCGCCAGTTTTGTACCCCGGCACTTCAACGCTATCAGCATATCCGGGCACTTGACCGCCGTCATCAAACGCAACAATACCGCCGCCTGCCAAACGCTCCATATTGGGTGCGGGGAGCGTAGCAATACCTTGATCTTCGGGCATGGGCTGCGCCATCTCTTGCAAGTTCTGGTCAACTACCTTGGGCGCTTGGGCAGCTTGAGGATACTGCGCAGCACGCATTTGCTTGCGGGTATTTGATTCTTGGAACGCCATAGGGAAGATGTATGGGTCGTTCTTGTGCATCTGGGCGTACTGAACCAACTGCTGATCCGGCATCATGCGCAACTGCGCCATTAGCTTGCTGGGATTCGGTGCTGTGGGGTTTGAGAGTGGGGCAACCATGAGTGTTCCTTATTGCATTTTCATTAATGCCAACTCAGCTAAACCGGCTGGGCGTTTCTTTTCTTTGATTCGACCGCCTTTGGCATTGCCTTTGCCCAAACCTGCAATACTTGCCGCAGTAAGTCCTAAACCACCAAGCTGAGACATTGCGTTAGGCTGGGCCTGATAGCCCTGCACAGTGGTGGACTGCATAGGCATACCACGCAACAAGTTGCTCATATTGCTCAACTGCATCATGGGGTATTGCTGTGCTGTGGCGTAGTTTTGAATCTGCTGGTTCAGGATATTTTGTTGTGCTTGTTGTTGCTGTGAACCCATCTGGTTCTGCAACTTGTTGATGTCCATGCCCTGCTGGAACTGTTGACCGCCTAACTGACCAAGCTGACCTGCGCCTTGCAGGGCAGTTTGTAAACCCTGAAGTCCCAGACCCGCGCCGTATTGACGGGACTGCTCCGCCATTTGTTGCGCTTGCATACCGAGACCCGCGCCGTATTGACGGGATTGCAAGTTACGTGCTTGGTCAGCATTGAACTGTTGTTGGGCTTGGTTGTAAGCTGTGTTTAACCCTTGGGACTGAATAGATCCTTTTTGCGACGCAAGGTTTCTTGCAGCTTCTGCGTCCATGATGGCTTGGCGAGAACCACCAAATGCACCGGCTTGTGTAGCTTGGGCATTACGTCCAGTAGAGGCAATGTCGGCTTGACGCTGGGCGTCTTGTTGCTGCATTTCCACAACGGACTGCATGTAGGGATTCATGTACTGCTGGGCAGCACCTTGATCAAAGTTTTCTGCTGATGAGTCATACCCCGATCTAAACGCGGAAGGGCCATATCGAGTATCTAAACCGCGAAGTCCTGCTTCAGCCGCCATGCCGGTAGCTCCAGACAGTTGGGGCGCGGCAGTCATGTTTGCAGCACCTTGCTGTGACTGCTGTTGCATAGGAGAAAACCCTGCAAAGTACGCACTTGGATCGTTACTAAAAGGTTTGTAGGCTTTCAGGCCTTTTGGCACCATAGCGCCCTCCGACCCCGGTATTAACCTTTTTTCAGTTCCAATTTGTGCTCCGGGGGTACTACCACGATACCCGGTTGCCGGGGCATAGATAGGAACATCTTCGTATTGAGCTTCTGATGGCCCGTAGTCAAAAAGCTCCTGTTGTGCCGAGCCCAACATGGTCTCTACATAGGGGCGTGCGTACTCAGGGATGTTTGTGTTGTACGAAGTACTTGTTGAGGCACCACCACCACCGCTGTCGCCCCCGCCGCCCATGTATCCACTCAAAGGCACAAGTTTGCGTTTCATGTCTAATATATTCATATCTTCACCTCTACTATTGCATAGCGTTCTACGAAGCCAAATTTCTTTGCAAACCTCGCCATGACAGGGCGCACAGCGCCTTGAATTTTGGTGGCCCCAAAGCTTTTTAAAACAACCTTTAACTTTTCCATCATGTCGTCGCTGGTAATCAAGTTCCCACCCATCGTGGTAATAAACGCTACCCGATCATTTGGATAATTGGAAAAAGATACCGTGGCGGCTCCTTGAATTTGATTGTTGTCGTCCACTGCCACCAACAACGTCCACAAGTTTTTTGCTAAATAAACTTTTATCTGGTCTATGTTGTAGTCATCACCACCAAACTTTTCAGCCGCAGCTATATGCGACTCAACAAACGGCCAAGTCTGCGCTACAAACTCAACGGGGACATGCTGAACAATCATGTTGGCATGTACTTATCTGCTTTGATCTGTTTGCCTTGGGCCTTCTTGCCAGTGCGAGCTTGACGCACTCTGTCCATCATCTTGTACAACTGCTTGGCTCCTGCTTCAGACGAGCCATTACCGAGGTGGGAAACCACATCGGCAGGAATTACAAACTCTTCATTGGCTAAGCGTGCTGGTTGCTTTCCCGCAATCGTGGCAGGGATGTTGTCAGACATACCGTCGCCGGGGCCTTTGAGCATACGACCACCGCCAGCATAGTCAGAATATCCGCCCAAATCAGAAAGTCCGCCTTGAGCGTAGCGTGGGCGGTAGGGGGTTGGGGGACTAATGTTTTGCGAAGTATATCGAGCAGGGTCATACTGAAACTTACTCAACGGGCCGCTGTAAGGGTCGGCTCCACCGAGTTCTTTTTTCTTTTTCAACATATTCATAATGACGGGCGTAGCAAGACTGGCAACACCGCCATACAGCAGCTTGTTTTTTGGACTTGCTTCTTTAAAGTCTTTGTAAAGTTCTTTAAATGCGTCTCCCACGCCACCAAAAGGATTGCCTGCTGCTTGGGGGTTAATTTGTGGGTACTGCGCCGCCGTTCTTGCTAACGCTTCATTCTGAGTTGTTAGTTCCTGCAATTTTTCTGGAGTAAGTTCTGGTACTGTAGCCTCTAGCATTTCAGGCGCAACCCCCGGAGTATTTGTCAAATACGCTGTTTCTATGCCGGGGCCTCTTGACACCGGTTCTAAGAATTTGGCAACTTCGGGATCTATTGTGCTGTCCAAAGCAGTAGTGTTAAGTCCTTCAAACGCTGCTGGTTTAAGCGTATTTTGAAGTTGCGATAAAACCTCGGGGTTGGCGGTAGCCAACTGCTCAACCAGAGTGGGGACTCCCCCACCTAACGCCCCAGTCGTTGCCGTTCCTACCCCATACATTCCCGGTACTGCGCTGGCCAATGCCCCTAAACCTGCCGGTACTGCCGACATAGCGCCTGCAATTTCAGGAGTGAATGCCGCCAAATTTGCCCCCGCAAGGGCGTTAGAGGCCATGACTTCGGAGGCAAGCGCAGTTGTGCCTAATTCTGCGGCGGCGGCGTTAGCAACAACGGGTTCAAATCCAGACATAATTACCTCGTATACAGGGGTTAGTTGATATTATCATGTTGAGAGCGCAGACACAAACGACATTGTGGCTACGACGGACTGGGTACTGGGGCGAGTAGGGCTTGTTCCAGCGGCGTAGTGCTGAATGGTTACGGACGCAAGTGTGGTTGACCAGTAAATCTCTATGTACTGCCCAGCCGTCATGCTTACATAGTAGTTCCAGCCAATAATCTCATGCGCCTCCTCACCTGCGGAAGCACTCTTTCTAGCAGGGATAGAAACAAAACCTGTTGAACCCGGAATATCTACGCCGTCTTGCTTTAACCAGATGCTGATGTCTTGGATTGCGTTATCCGTGTTTTGAAACTGGGCGCTGAACTGAAGGTTGTATATACCTGCATTTGCCACAGTGATCTTGGACGAACTGATAGACACATCATTGGAAAAGTCCGTAGTGTTTAACGTCATCAATGTGGCAGTGTTTGCCGTGGCAGTCTGATCTTGATCGCTGGAGAACGCCCCATACGGGAACCGGATATATCGGCCCCCAGACTCACCCAATAGAACCCCCGTCAGGTTGTCAAGCTGGCTGAAGTACAGGCGCAAGATGTTTGAGTACTGTTCAATAAACTGAGCGTCATACTCGGCTGGAGCCGCAGGCAAGCGCGGCTGAACAACAGGTCTGTAACGGTTGATGATTGTCGTTGCCATCAGCGTCTGCCGTCAGGACGAATATCTATACGAGGAACACCCAACTGCCACTGTACGCCAAGCCCCACAAAGGCATTGTTTATTACGCCAGAACTCACCTGAAACGCCATCTGACGGCCTCGGATGCGAACGTATACCTGCTGGGTAAATTCTTGGATGGCATAGGTTCTGGTGTTTTGGTAGTTCTGCGCACTGACAACATCTGGGTTGTTTGAGTTGCCATATGGCGCACCGGGGTTAGCGCGTGGTAGTACCGTGAACATTGCCGTCGGCGCGTTTACGTTTGAGCCGTCAAAAGTCAAGTCTGGAATTAAACGCCACACAAAACCAAAGTTATGCCCGTCCCCAATGTCAAAGTCCGATGATGTAATTGATGCAACAATAGGTACAACAGGGTTAACTGTGCCGTCGTCCATGCCAGACTCATGGTACACAAGCAATGTATTTGCATTGCCGCCAGCCACGCCATAGGTCGCCGCCATTGGGTATGCACGTAATGAACTGTCCAGCCATGCGGTACGCCCTTGGAATGCTGTGCCGGTGTAGTTGCTCCAGTCGCCGTAGTACCAAACATTATCCAAATGGTTGTAGATAACGTAGCGGTCAATTACGTTTGAGTTGGAAGAACAGTACTGCCACCATATTTCGTTGTAGCCTTCGTTTGTGCCAGACATAAATTGATACGACTGGTCAAGGTTAATGTCCGTGTAAACATACTCACGCAAAGTGGATGGCAGCGTTTGAACGCGACCAGAGTACATATAGAACTTGTCCGTACCCATCCAGTATGTGATGTTGTTAGCGGTTGCTATCACATTTGGCCCAGCAACAGATATATTGTCGCCCATGATCTGGAAGCTCCAGACATAAGGTGGGCCAAGGTACTGCATAGAATAGATAGCAGCGTCGGTCAGCACCAAAATCTCTTGGCGGGTCTGCATGGCGGTAATGATTTGCGAGCCGTGACTTAACCGATAGCTACCGGCTTGGTTTGTAACGGCTGGAAACCATTCGGCAAAACTTTCTTGGTTAGACCAACGAATAAGCAAGGGGTCTTGGATAGCGCTTCCATAGTCATTACATCCAAATACAAGCACAAACCTTGAGGCGTCTGACACCATAACAAAGTTGGCAATAGTTGGGCAGTATGCGTCAGTGGTAATAGTCCCGCTTTTAGTAACGACCGCAGTGCTTGGGCCAAGGTACTGACCTCGGTTAAATGTACTTGCCGCCGAAGAGTTTGCCCAGTAATACAACGCACCGCCACGAGGATTAAAGATCAAGTCCTCACCAAAGTTTGACTGGCTCCATGTGCGAAGCTGTTGACCAATACCCTGACCAGCAGGAGCAGGAGAACCCCAACCGGTGAATGTGGTGGACTGAACAACTGTTGTACCGTTTGTATGGGTAGTAGCCGCACCTGAGCCTGCGCCGCTGACTCCGCGAGTACAGCCTGTAAAGGTTGTGCTTGTTTTACCGGTATAGCTAATAGTCTCTTGGTCGATCAGAATATTGCCAGTTGTAGTAAAACTTGTTGTCGAGGTTACTGTGACTGTAGTATTTGAACTTGATAACGTACCGCCAGAAACCGTTGTAGTAGCAGTACCCGAAACAATACCGCCCCAAGTACCAGCGCCCCAACCTACGTTCTGGGTATAGATTGGATTACCTGTTGTGATCTGGTAAGCGCCAACAACCGATGCCCCGCCATTACCAGAGTCGCTTGCAGTAGCCGCAACTGATGACGTTATGGTGTAAGAGTTACTTGTGATACTGGTAATCTGAAACTCAGCATTAAGTATGGTGGCTGTAATATTTCCGCCAAGGGACACCGCACCACTAAAAGTTACAAAGTCGCCGGTCTGTGCGCCGTAGCTTGCATCTGTTACTGTGATTGTGGTGGATCCGTTGGTTGCAGCAAAAGTAATTTCCCCTGCCGCAGTTGTAACACGCAGCGGTGTTACGTCATAGTAGAAGCCGTTTACACCGCTCTGAATATAGTATTTGAGGTTTGTACCTAAGGCCAGTAAGTTATAGCCCGTCAAATTAATCCAATTCCATAGCGCACGACAAACACCCCAAAGGGTTCCTGTGGTTGGCTTTAGGGCAGAATCATTTGTGCCAGTATCTTGAGCCCAGCCGCCAATCTTTTCTGGCTGACCAGAACGAAAGCGGACTTTATTGGACGCATAGTACCCACCCTCATTGGCGTACGAGGTGTTCTCTCTGTTTGTGCCGGGTCTAAATTGCAGTTTTTGTAATGGCATGATTAGGCTACAAGACCGGGAACATATTGTGTTTTACCAGCGACTTTCATGGCGGTCAACTCCTGTTTTTTCAGGTTGTTCGGGTCGTAAGACACATGCACCCAGCCGCTGTCAGGAATGCCGGGAGTGTAGAACTCAAGGATGAGTTGTGTGTATTCTAAGTTATCCATGATCCATTGGGCAAGCTCTGCGTTGGGCACGCCGGGGATTTCTATATCGGCTGCTCTCCCAAGGCAATGGTCTGAGGTACGAGATCCTCCGACCGCTTGGTTACTTTCTGGAGAGCGGAACCCAGAATTACACTTGACACCCTTGCCAAAGTGATCTCGCACAGGCTGGAGAACCTTCTCAGCCAACAGTTTCAAGGCTGCAATCTCGGCTTCGCCGGGGGTATTGTCAAAGCCCATACGCAGGGCGGTCTCTGATTTGGTCAGTTCGTGCAAGGAGAAATTGGTTGTCAATTGAGTCATTTCATTTTCCTCAAGGTTTCGTACTGGTCGATGCAGGCGTTGAGTTTGCGGATGGCTTGGTCGCCGTCGGCTGTGATTGCGATAAGAGCTTCAGCAACCGATCTGTCAAGTTCGGTTCTTGTTTCTCGGCTATCTCCGGCGGCAGAGGCGGCACTACCGGCGCTTGATACGGGGCAGGAGGTTTTGACAGGGATGAACAGCTTGCGCTCACCAGAGGCAATATCAGTACGTAGCTTAGTTTCTTTAGCTTTTGCAACATTGTTGGCTTTCCTCAAAGTTTGGGCGTATGTTTGGGCAACCTCCCCCATACGCTGTTCTGTTTCCCTTGCCTGCTGGTTTAAACGGGCAATCTCAATCTGCTGGCGCTCATACTCATTCTGCTCGCCACTGTAATAGCCAGCGCCAAAGCTACCCAGCACCGCCAAAACGATGCCAAGTAGGACGTAAGGATTAAACAGGCTTAACATCGTCATTTTTTATCATGGCATCAGTCTTATCCTTGCTGGACTTGCTTGAGCCGTAGAAGAACGAGATGATGGTCGCAACCGCTGTACCTAGCAAGAAACCCAAAATAATGTTGGCAAAATCACGACCGCCCACTGGAAGTTCGATGAACGTCACGCAGAAGAAGTAGATGACTGATGTCGTTGACCAGAACCAAGCAAAATAATAGATAAAGTGCTTGGCTGTTTTGTCATTGGGGTCTATCGGCACTTGCATCTCGTTTTTCCTTTTCAACTTCTCTGCGTACTTTTTCCATCTTTTCTATCTGCATCTTGGCCTCGTGCTTTGTTTCCAGCACATCCAAGTACAACATCCCAAGAAGCGGGAGCAGCAGAACTACAAGCAAGCAAGCGGCAATCCATCCCACAACTATCTCCCAATCCTGTGCAAGAGGCTGAGGAGCAACCACATATATAGGAGGAATAGGAAAGTCGCTAGCAGATACGCTTGCCTTTCCCTTAGAAGCCGCTCCTTTTCCTTGCGTTGCCATGATTCATCATCTCGCTTCTTCCTTGCTTTGTCCTGCTCAACCTTTATGACATCCCGCATATCAAACACTTTTGAGTACAAGGCCCCCATCTCTTTAGGAGCACCGTATACCATTGCCTCTCTTATCTCCGTCTCCAACAGTGCCATCTGGTCTTGAGCCATTACCCGCTTCAGGGCAGCTTCCATCAGGTTAGCGTCGGGGTCGTAGACTGTTTTGCTCTTCTCTTCCTCTTCCCTTATGTGCTCAGCAAGCTGTTCTTGCAGCTTAAAGAACTGAGACAACTGAGTAACGATGTCTGCCATGACTTGGGTTTCGTCAACGGCAACGTAGGCTTCCTTCTTTTTCGCCACAGACTTGGGGCTTGAGGTGGGCGCTGTTCCGAAGAGCTTTGCCCAGAATCCTCTGACTGCTTTGACATCTGATGCAACTTCATCAACAGTCTTCTTGATCTCCATGAAAGACGTTTTAGCGTCTTTGTAAAGCTTGCACCCTTGCTTGATAGCGGCAACGCAAGCGTTAGCGGCAAAGAGAATGCTGAGAGGATCCACATGTTTTATCTAGACTCAAGTGCAGTGATGCGTGCTGCTTGTGCGTCAACCAGTGCTTTAAGATCTTGAATTGATTTAATCATGGGAGCAATAAACTCCTCGTAGCGTAATGCCTGTTCTGCTTCGGGGTCTGCGGGGTTTTTGGAAACCCAACCACCAAAATCTGGAAGTTGTAACTCGTCAATAACGGATTTAACTTGTTGGGCCAACATTCCATAGTGGATACGCTTACCTGCAATTGGAGTTTTATTAAATTCTGGAGGAGTAGTATCTGGAATAGCTTCTACGTCATATCCACCAACTTTTAATTTATATTGAACCGCTTCTAACCGAGTAATAAAATCTAATCCGGGTGTTGGGCCAAGAACATTTTTATCTCGTTCATCAGATCCAACAACTGGAGCGGTTTGCACATAAATTGTGGACCAAGTCTGCCCGGTTCGACCTAAAGTGTAAGTAGCAGAATTTGGAGGAATAATGGCATTGGGGAAACCTTGGCTACCGTTTCCAAATATAAAGCCAACTGCGCCACCAGTATACATTCCAAGTTCACTTGCTAGAGTTACAAACGGCGCTGTAAGACTACTAATTGAGCCGCCCAAAGTCAAATTACCAGTTGAAGTAACTGTGCCGCTTAATGTAATTCCATTTACAGTGCCTGTTCCTCCAACAGAAGTAACACCACTACTACCACCCGATGCGGCGATTGTGATTGCTCCACTGCCGTTGGTAATTGAGATGCCAGAGCCAGCCGTCAGTGTCGCCTTAGTCAGCGTATTTCCTGAGGTGTTGCCAATTAAAAGTTGACCATCGGTGTACGAGGTTTGTCCTGTGCCGCCGTTGGCAACTGCCAGCGTTCCTGACGCTTGAGCCTGCAATTCAAAAACGTTTGTGCCGTCAGACCACACCATGATCTTGTTATTGTTGGGAACAGCTACACCAACGCCAGCAGCCGTGGTGTTACCAATGACCGTAGAGTTATAGATCGTGATGGTGTAGCCGCTGTTGTTGTAAACAATGTACTGTTTAGACGCAGGGGGTATGTAAATGCTGGTAGCCGCCGATGCCCCGGTGAATTTCAACATGGCGTACACAGACTGGTTTTGCGCGGCGGTGGATGTTGGCCCGTTGAAGTAAGTCAGAGCTTGGGAGGTAGAGGTAATTGGCACAACCTGATACCCAGCAATTGCCGTGTCCAAAATGTAACTCAGGTTACCGTCCGTAGTTGTGCCCCACGTACCGGCTTGGTCGCCAGAACCGATCAGTTCGATCCGCAAGTTTGGTGAATATGTACTGCTCATAATTAATACCCCTCTGTCCAATAGAGAATAACGCATCCGACACCGCCGGGTCCCGCTCCGCCAGCGGCAGTTCCGCCGCCGCCGCCGCCAGCAATGCCCCCAGCGCCACCAGCACTTGCGTTATTACCACCCCCACCACCACCAAATCCACCCAGTCCTCCACCAGCCGCATTACTTCCACCGCCACCACCGCCGATGCCACCATTACCGCCTTGCCCTGTAGCACCTCCGCCACCACCGCCCGGACCGCCATTGGCGCCGTTGGTAACAGTTCCATTAGGGCTACCGCCGCCGCCGCCACCAGACAGAGATCGAGATGGAATGTCTAGCAAAGAACCTTGCCCAGCACCATTTTCTGCGGGAAATAATGAGGGTGTGGCAGTAGAAACGCCGCCACGACCACCAGCCGATGATCCTGAGCCACCATTTCCGCCATTAGAGGCATCGCCAGTACTTGAGCCGGGGCCAAAAGACCCGCCACCACCACCATTCTGATTAGTACTACTGCCTGTTGGACCGCCATTAAACAGTCCGCCGCCGCCAGAGCAGGCGCTTGTAGTGCTAGCTCCTCCAGCGCCGCCCCATCCTCCTCCTCCTGCGCCCCTAGCAGAACCAGACGTAGTTCCGCCAACTCCACCAGTTCCATATGGAGAGCCACTACCACCACCTCCAGCAGACGCAACAGCAGATGTAGCCCCAGCACCACCAGAAGCCGTAAATGCGCCACGCAATACTGACGCAGCAGTCCCTGCGCCTCCAGCGCCACCTGTTGCCCCAGAAGCGTTTGAGCCGCCAGTGGAAGAGAGAAGAGTGCCAAAACTTGATGTACCGCCTTGTGCGCCAACAGTGATTGTTGGCAAAATTTGTCCGGGAATTACATCCACAATTCCCATAGAAAATCCACCGCCTCCACCACCTCCAGAATTGGTTGCTCCAGCGCCATTACCACCACCGCCCCAAACCAAAACCAGAAGCTGGTAGACGTTTGCAGGCACTGTTTCAGTAGAAGTTGTGGCATTGAATAGTTTAAAGTTTGTCCATTTTGGTGGAGCTACTCGGGTTGCAGTGTTGGGTGGCAACGGAGTGCCATACGTACCCTTATTCAGGGCGGATCTGTTTTCGTTACCGAATGCCATGTTAGTAATCTCCGCCTTGTACTGTTACGAGAACGCCAATGTTTGTGCCACCGACTGCGACTGTTGTACCTGCGTAGATGGTGTAGCCAGCCGGTAAGCTAATACCGCCAGCCATTGGGCTATTGGTCATTGCGCTGTATGAGGGCAACACGGATGTATCCAAAGCCACCACGCTGGTTGCAGGGATTGCAACGTCCCAAGGCATCAGTTGGTTGTTAGTTGCTGTGGTGTTTGCAGAGCCGTTGTTGACCCAGAAACGAACCAAGGTGGCAGAACTTGTACCCGATGCGGTTGCACCGTTGGTGCTTGTCAGTCGAACCGTGATTGTGTCTACGCGAGAGCCACTAGCACCTGCGGTAAAAACCAACTTTAAAGCAGTGCCAGCAGTATCAGTGCCGTCAAACGCCTTGGTGTTGGTCATCGCGGTACTTAAAACCGCATTTTGTACGCCCAGATCAGGCGTTAACGGGAAGATTGGTGCTGTATTTGCTGGCATTTAGAAACCTCCAAAATTTGTATACAAGTATAAAGTTGAACCCGTTGGACTGGGTATTGTTACCGTTGTCCATGTTGGAGCCGATGCGCCAGCAGAAGTTAAGAACTGCCCAGAAGTTCCAGCCGCAGTAAACGCAGGCGCACTAGAGCCAGCAGAATACAAAACACCGCCAGCCGCACCAGCAGCCGTGTTTACGTAAGCTGTCCCATCGCCGTACGTTACGCCGCCAGCGGTGGGTGTATTACTACCATTAATGGTTACCGGCATGGTTTACTCCTATTTTTCACAAACATCATTTGGAACGCCGTTTGGAACCATATCAGGTGAAATAATTTCACCCTCAAGGTCGCGGTGTGCGTGAATACAGAAAGCCACTGTATTGTCTTCTAAAGCCATCAATTCGTGCATCACATCTTTGTGAATCCAGATCATGTGAGGCGCTTTGTAGTCGGTTGTTATCCCATCCACATTGACGCGCAATGACCCAGAAGCCAAAAGCGTCAAGTGGTCAAACTGATGCGTATGCCCCTGCTCTACATCGCCAGCACGAACAAAGTGCATTTGACGGCTGTAAAGATTCTTGACGCTGCCAAGTTTGATTTCAGGCTCGTTCATCAAGTCACCGAAACTGGAATGGTGTCACCATTGGTTTTAGCCAAGATTGCGGTAGCAGAAGCCTGAGATATATCACCAGAGGCAACCAACATATCCAACACCTCTTGGACTTTGGCTTTGAAGTTGGAGATACTTAGTTCTACTTTGGCAGTTTTGATTTCGTCGCTTTTATCGTTGTCCCACTTAACTCGCTCGGCAAGGGTCAAACCTTTGCGAACATCGTCAGCAGTCCACTTAACTGGTTCTGGAGTTGGCTCAGGAATTACTGGCTTAACCAATGCGCCGTTTATCCAACCATCACCATTGACGGCATCGTCGGGCACTTGTGTTGTGTAGTGGGCAGCAACGTCAGGGTGGTAAATTTCTATGGGGTTGCTATGAGCAACATCACGAATCTTGTCGTTTTCAATCCATGCATATTTCATTTTAATATCCTTCTGTAAAATAAAGAATTACTGCGCCATCGCCGCCTTTTCCGCCTCTGCTAGAAGTAGCGGAACTTGTAGCTGCACCGCCACCACCGCCTCCATTACCGCCAGCGCCACCAAAAATATTGTTTCCGCTACCACCGTTATAGCCACCACCGCCACCGCCACCAAACCCACCAGCGCCGCCTGATGAGCGGTCGCCATTGGAAGTTGAATATGCGCCACCACCGCCACCACCAAAACCTCCTGTGCCTCCAAAAGCCGTTATAGCAGAACCAAGAGCACCGCCTCCTCCTCCGCCAAAACTACCAGACCCGCCTAAACCGCGAGTGTTGTAGGTATTTTGACCATAACCGCCGCCGCCGCCGCCACCGCATAATGCCCAATACATTAAATAAGGATTTCCTCCGCTTAATGCACCTGCGGTAGTTCCTGCAACTTGAAGCACAGTGGCAGTATTACTGATTTGTATAAGATTTGATGCAGTTCCTCCGCTTGGGCCCCCGCCATTTGCGCCTGAACCAGCACTAGCAGAGCCGCCGCCGCCGCCAGAAAAGTTGGAATCAGTAAATGAGCCATCGCGTAGACCGCCGCCACCAGTTGTTGAACTCGAAAGAGTAGTGCTGAATCCACCAGAACCACCAAAACCACCACCACCTATAGCTAGCATCTGTTGCGTTATTGCAAGACCACCGCCATTGCCACCAGTTCCATAAATAGAACCCGCACCGCCACCCCCAGTGCCTAATTGGTTGCTAGCACTTGTTGCGTAGCCAGCCAATCCACCAGTTGCGGTAAATGTTCGTCTTAAAGTTGCAGATGCTGTACCCGTCCCTGCTGTTCCAGCAGAAGTTGAAGTTCTTGAGCCTCCCGCGCCGCCTGTAGCTGTCAACAAGGTTCCAAAAGAGGAAGTTCCTCCAGCATTGCCATCCACATTATGACTAGAACCAACCGCCCCACCAGCGCCGACTGTTATGGTTGGCAAGACTTGACCGGGGATGACATCAATAATTCCTTGTGCGTAACCACCGCCATCTCC